GGAGAGGGGGGGGGAACCCCTTTCGGCGGCGTGGGGATACGATATATATCTCTATCATCCGGTTATTGAGTTTTCAAAAAGTTTTTCTATTATTAGTTAGGATCAACAAGATACACTACTGCGCTGACACTAACAACCCGGCGCACCTATCGTCCTGGCAGGAGCGGTAGGCAGTTTATTTACTGCTCTTTGGTATAATTGAACAGGTTTTAGGGCTGATGACCCATAAAGTGCCAGAGGATGCTCTGGGTGATTGACGGGTGAGGAACCGGATCACGCACTAAGGGGAGCAGGTCAAGTGGAAGCCTGAACTCTCTTTTCTTCTTATAGAAAGTGTGGGGATATGAGTTTTGCCTTACGGACTGAAGGTTGTAGCAGTTCAAAGCGGGGGTAGGAGTAACACCTGGTCGCCGCTGAAAAAATAAAAACTTGAGTGTAGACTGTGCCGAATTGCATTAACCGTTCCATGTTCAATTGTATTGAGGAAAATTTAATAAGTTTCTTTCTTTAAAGACATCTGGAGAGTTTTATCTATGAGAAGTTGTTGGGATAAAATGAAGGAAGTTAAGGCTATCAGGGATGTTCAGAAAAAGATAGAGGGAAAAAGAAGGAAAAGGGAGAAGAAGAAATGGAGGGTTGATTGGGCCAAGAGAAGGGCAAAAGAGTTGACAGTGAGAATGACTATAGAGGAGAAGAAATTTTTGAAATATGCGGAGGAGCATTTTCATTATCCTTTACAGACTCAGAGGGAATTTGTTTTTGGCAGTCATATTTACATTGCTGATTTTTACATTGTGGGTTGCAAGTTAGTGATTGAAATTGACGGCGGTTATCACGGCGACGCTGTTCAGTTGAGGTATGATAAGGAGAGAGATAAAAGGTTCAGGAGATATTTATATCACGTTATAAGATTCACAAATAATGAAGTGAACGAGGATATTGAGAGAGTATTCAAGCGGTTGACGGGTTTTGTGAATAAGCTGCACAAAACAAAGAAAGCAGTTCATTATAAAACAAAGGCAAAGCCTAAGGAAAAGACAAAGATTTGTATTCTTCGTAAGAGGGATGGAGAGGAATTAAGGTTACAGTGTAATGGCGAAGCGTAAGTTTTATTGCGGTATAGAGATGTCGGATATGTTTACTGAGGAAGAGGCGGAGGCGTGGGGCATTAACAAGAAGGGTGTAACGACACAGTTAAGGGATATGCTTGCGGAGAAAGAGCATAAAGAACGGGGGCGTAACGGTTTCGATGGGGACGATAACTGTGAGAGCATACCGGGATAACCCCGGTGCGTAGAGTAGATGTTCCTATACACGGGTTCGACTCCCGTCGCCTCCACCAACAAATAAATTTAGTAACAATTAAACAAAATGAAAAAACTATCTAAGGGTATGCTGGTTGAAATACGGTGGATTGATTCAAGTAGTCATCCAGAAAATGTTTGGCGGCGGGAAGATGAATATTTAACTGAAAAGCCCGCAAGGATCAGAACTCTTGGATATGTTATCGGGGTAAAGGAAAGCCATATAGTTATTGCCGGCGACAGGGGGGATAATAAAGGGTTTGTAACTATGATTAACCGTTGCATGACGATCCCTGTGGGGTGCATAAAGAGTATCAGGGTAATTAAGAAAAAATAAAGGGGTATTTAATATGAAGGACAAGGATAAGGGGAAAGACAGGGAAAGAGACAAGAAAAAAAAGAAGAAGTCTTTTAATAAGTCTCTCGATAAATATCCAGCAAAGAAGAAAAAGAAATCTTGAAGAAACAGGAAATCAATAAACGGCCAGAGCTTGATTTTGATAACGATATAGCGAAGTTTACGGAGCGGCAATTAGAGGCCGTAGAGTATTTGGATCGGCAGTTTTTACCTGGGAATACTCTTCCTTTGAAGAAATTTTTATTATACGGGGGGGCCTTGGGGGGTGGAAAGTCGTATTTCCTTCGTTGGATTTTAGTTCGATTATTGATGTTTTGGTTTATAAAAAAGGGGTTGAAACACGTTCAAGTAATGTTGGCTTGTGAGGATTATCCTTCTTTGAAAGATAGACAGTTGAGTAAGATAGGGCAGGAGTTTTCGGCGTGGTTGGGGAGAAGTTATTCGGATCATGCATCTTATGGTCGGTGTTTCATGTTAGATGATACTTACGGGAGTGGAATATTATGTTTCAGAAACCTTGATGATCCGAGTAAATATCAAAGTGCTGAATTTGCCGCAATCGCAGTAGATGAATTAACGAAAAACGATATTGAAACATTTACTTATCTTCGGACTCGACTTCGATGGCCGGGATTAAAAGATTCGGAATGTCCTTTTATTGGAGCGACGAACCCTGGGGGAATAGGACACAACTACGTCAAGGCACTTTGGATGGACAAGAATTTTCCGATAGAGTTCATAAAACCTATTGATTATCGAGATATGTTTGCTTACGTACCTTCTAAGGCGGAGGATAATCCGCATCTGGATGCGGCGTACTGGCAGATGTTGGGGACTTTGCCTCCGCATTTGAGAAGTGCGTTTAAGGATGGATCATGGGATGTATTTGTCGGTCAGGCGTTTCAGGAGTGGAGTCGGACACACCATGTTGTCGAACCGACGAAACCTCTGGTGCCGGAAGGCCGTCCGATTTACATGACATTTGACTGGGGATTCGGCAAACCATTCAGCATTGGCTGGTGGTGGATTGATTCTGATGGCCGGAAATACAGATTCAATGAATGGTACGGTTGGAATGGGACACCGGATCAGGGGTTGAGACTGACTGATTCGGAAATTGCAGAAGGGATAATTAAACGTGAACAGGCGATGGGGTTCACGGTTGAACAGGGAATTTCGCCCAGGGTTATCAACCCACAAATCACCCGGATCTGCGATCCGACCTGTTTCAATAAGAAACCGGATTATAAGGGTGGGGGACAAGGACCTTCCACGGCTGAGATATTTATGAATATGGGTCTGAATATGAGACCCGGAGACCCTTCCCGTAAATTGAAATGGCGACAATTCCACGAGCATTTGAGAGTGCCAAGGGATACTGACGGAAAGGTGAATGGAGTCCCAATGGTGCAGATATATTCTTCTTGCATTCATTTTATTCGTACTGTACCATCGTTGATAGTTGACCCGAATAACATCGAAGATATTGACTCAAATTCCGAAGATCACTGCGGGGATGAAGCCGCGCTTTTGTTTATGTATAGACCACTTACGCAGTTGCCAAAAACAGAGGAAGTCCGCCGACCGCCTGCGAACATTAGTGAAGTTGCGGCTCTTGAACGTGAGGAGATTTGGGAACAAGTAAGGGTAGAAGAGGAACAATTTAAGGCATTGTACGAATAGGGGGGGATTGTGAAGAAAGAATATTGGCGAAGAAGAATGGAAATAATGAAAGAGGATCGGCAATTTCTTAGATGGTGTAAGGATCATGGTATTGATCCATCGGAGGATTTAGACAAGACGTATGATTTATTTGAGGCTTTTGATGCTGGCCGTTCGGAGGGATTATGAATGAGATTGTTGCTATTGTAAGTTTACTTGTGGTAATCGTTTTTCAGGGTGTTTTTATTTATTTACAGAAACGGGTTTATGATGAAAACGCGAAGGAATTACTGAATCGTTTGATGGCGAGAAATTATGAAACCTTTATGCAGGGGGAAGAATTGAGGAAACCCGCAAGAGAATTGACACCCGAAGAAATTTATGTAATGCAACAGGAACGAGGAATTCCAGTATGACCGAGATGACCAATGAGACAAAAGAAGAGGTTAGACATTTGGAACTTAGCCGTGTGCTTAGAATGATGGCAAAAGAGATCGGGGAATTGAAAATACGGGTCGAAACACTTGAGGAAAAGAAGTGAAAAAGAAAATCTTCGAGACAAACGAAAAACTTCTCCACACCATAGAGAATGAATTCTTTGGCGAACAAATGGATGTCGCCCGGATTATCAATGAAAGGGTTCTCTGGAGAAACTTACTTTATTACACTGGCGAACAATATCTTGAATTTATTCGTTCTTCGGGGTCTTTCCGGCAACGGAACGTTTCTCCGTTTACTCCTACACCCGTTTCCAATGAAATTCGGGAATATGTGCGTTCAATAAAGGCCATGTTGATGAATCAAAGGATGGTTCCAAGGGTATGGCCGAACACAAACGAGAAAGAGGACGAATTAGCGTCAGATTTGGGTCAGAATGTCCTAATATGGATGGATCAGAGCCACGATGGGCAATTTTTTGATGAGAAAGAGAAGTGTATAATTTGGCTTTGCCTGTCCGGGACTGCCTTTATGCGTACATTCCCCGATATTGATGGCGGAAAATGGGTACAGGACGAGGAAGGTCTGTGGAAAACCGGTGATGTTGGTGTGGAATGCGTTCTTCCATTTAATGTTCGTATGGATTCTTACGGGGACCGTTTCGATATGAAACAATGGATTGGTATCCAGTCCTTGAAACCCCGTGAATGGGTTGAGGATACGTTCAAAATCAAAATTGACCGGTCTGACAAGGACGTACAAGTCCTTGATTATCAAAAACGACTTGCAAAATTAGTTTCTACTGTATCCCCGTGGAAGGGAAGTACCTCTGATGGGCAAGTTATTTCTACTGAGGATGATGATACGGTACTTTTCCGTGAAGTGGAATTTAAACCGCAAATGGATTATCCTTTGGGGCGGTATGTTGTCTCGTCCGGGGGTAAGATTTTGAAGGTTTATGAACGACTTCCGATCAAATCCACTGCTGAACAATGGTATTATTCTTTGACTGATTTCCATTTCAATTATGTTCCGGGTCGGTTTTGGTCAGACCCTCCGGTGAATGATCTAATTTCTCCGCAGAACATCATAAATGAGATTGACCAGGCTCTTATCATTAACCGGAAAGGGATTGGTAGACCGAGAATAATGACTCCCGGCGAAGTTGGTCTAAAAAAGATGGATATGGCCGGACAGGGGTTTCTCGCACTGACATTCAATCCAATTATGGGTCAATCGCCGACGATTCACGAAGGAACGCCATTGCCCGTACAGGTGCTTGAAGAACGGCGCCTACAAAAAGAACAAATGCAGGATTTGGGTGGTGACCCCAAAAATATTCTAAGAGGGAAACAACCTTCTGCCAATGCTTCGGGAATTCTTACCCAGGAACTTCGAGAGACCGCCGAACAAGGGAAAATCCCCGATGTTGACCGTTTCAATCGGGCATTGACCAGGGTTTATAAGAAACGATTACTTCTGGCTCAGGAAATCTATACCGAAGAAAAGATGGTAAAAGTTGCGGGACGTGGGAATCAGATTAAAATTCTCAAATTTAAAGCATCCGATCTTCGTGGAAATACCGATGTACGACTTGAATTGGATTCCGGTTTGATTTCAACCAAAAGTGGACAATCGCAAATGCTCTTGAATATGGTACAGGCTGGTTTTTTTAAGGATGATGGTTCCATATCTCCCTCTGTGCGACAGGAGGTTATGCAGAGAATGGGAATGACTACTTTCACCGATGAAACTAACAGTGACATCGAGAGAGCCGAAGCGGAGAATGTCACTGTGACGTCTGGGACGGGTGAAGTGATGACTTCCGTAAAGAATCCACAAACCGGAGAGGATGAGATTGTTACTGATGACCCCTTATTCAAGTATGATAATCATGCGGCGCACTATGAAACACACCGGAAATTCATAATTTCCCCGGAGTTTAAAGAAGTGCCTATGCAACAGCAAGCGGTTCTTGTTTATCATACCGACTTGCATCAAAAGATGATTCAAGAAGCACCGCCGGACATCAGGGATTATGTGCAAATTGATAAATTACTTGCAGCTAACATTTTAACGGAAAGCGAGAGGGCACAGATTCTTACAAAGTATTTGGGTGTGGTGCCGGGAACAGAACCAACAATGGGTATTCCTTCTGCGGATGTCGTTGTGAAAAGCAAGGAGAAATTGCTACAAACGGATAAAAAATCCAACCTGAAACGAGAAGAAATGCAGGTTGATTTAATTAAACATGGCGTGTCGGAAGGCGTTAAGGTGGCGGCAATAGAGGTAAATAAACAAAAGGGGAAAGATGCCATATAAATTACGTAGGGTGAAGGGCGGATACAAGGTAGCAAGCCCAAATAGGACGTTTAGTAAGAAGCCACTATCGCTTCGGCAGGCAAAACGGCAACTTCGTGCAATTTATATGCATGCAAAAGGAAAATAATGGATGCTTTAAAGAAATTGATATTTTTACTTCAACATTATCTTGAATGGAAGAAAAATCATCCGAAAGGTTGGTTTGGCAAAGTGGAAGTTTCCTATGAGGACAGTAACATCGTCAATGTAAAGGTGACGGAGAACATTAAACTTTAAGTAATATATAATACATAGACGCTATCAAACAAGTTGGGGCGGTTTTCATTCCTTCGGGAGTAGACCGCCCTTTTTTATTAACTGTTCAGATGTTCATTCTACAAAATGACCCTCTGGATAAACTAAAGGAGAGATGAAATGGTAGAAGAGAAAACCAACACGGATGTAGCAGGGGCCGTACCTGTAGATAAGGGGCAACAGTCAGATTCCCCTACTGACAAGGACGCAAAAACGGATTCGTCCCCCGAAGTGGTTGTGGATGACAAAGGTAAACCTTTGCCTTATGACCAGCAACCAAAATGGAAGGCAGCAAGAGCCGCAGAAAAGAAACTTAATGACCTTCTGAAAGCCAATGACCTTGAAGACCCAGATGACCTTCTGGACCTCGTTCAAAGAGGTAAAATGGTTAAGGGTAAGTTGGCAGATCTGAATCAGTTAGATGCCTTGATTGAAAAGTCTGCACGATTGGACAAATATGAGGCATACTGGCAAGAACAGGAGGAACTTCAAAAACGGCAAACAGAAGATCCCGAAGAAACGATCAAACGGCTTGAAGCTAAAGAAAAATTACGAGAGGCCGCCGAAACCCGAAAGAGGGCCGAGGAACAATACGTTGAAAATACGAAGAAAGCCGTTTCCGCCTACGAAGCGGAAGTGACTAACCTGATTCGTGAAATCGAAGTGCCGAAAGAACAATGTGAGTTTGTTGCAGAGTTCTTTGGCGTAGGAAACCCCTGTAATGACATTGACATTACAGACAGGAAAGCCATCAAGAAATTGGTTGCGGACGGGATCAAAAAAAAGGAGGCATACGATCAGGCGGTTATCAAGGCATACCTTGAAAGTAAAAAAGGTATCCCTGCGGTGACTTCAACAGCAGGAGCGAGTGCAGAAGTAGGAAAACCAAAAATTATGCTCAAGGATGCTCGAAAAATCTTTCTTGAGACGATGCAGAAAAATGCATTAGGAGGATAAAATAAATGACTACAGCGTATGCAGCAAAAGACTCATTGGTCGAAATTCTCAAGTCTGTTTATGGAGAAGGTTTGACCAATCAGTTTAATGATGAAAAAATGACTTATAACCAGTTCCCGATGTCTGATCGGAAACCGGGTGGTGCCGGATATGTGTTTGGTATTCGGTATGCACGGGCGCAGGGAACTGGCGGACGTGCAGAATCGGCTTATTTGCCCGATCCACTCACCGGGACGAAGGATCAGGGAACCATCCTTCCCCGTTATCTCTATGGTTCTATCAGAATCACCGGTCCGGCAATCGAAATCGCTAAAGGGAATCAGGCGGCTTTTGTTGATGGTCTGGCAGATGAAATTGATGACATCTATCAGAGTATCGTGGTTGACCTTAACCGTCAGGCTCATTGGGATGGGTTTGGTCAGATTGGTCGTTTATCCGCAGCGGTAACGTATCCGGGTGCAACGGCATGGACAGGGACATTCGATAATGACATTGGAATCCAGTATTTCCAAGAAGGGATGTTGGTTGATTTTTATTCTTCCAGTGGCGAATCTCAGGTTCTTAACAGTGCAGCCGGAGCCATTGGGTGTCGTGTATCTACCGTTACTCCTTCCACGAAGGTAGTTTCTTTTGAGTTAGGTGCAGCGGCCTATATTACCCATCATCCAAATGCGATTACCAGTGCCACAAATGTAACTCCAATCACCCTTCCTAATGGTTGTATTGCTGTGAAGATGGGTGCAAGGGCTTATACAGCTCATGCAACAACCGCAACCCCGACGGAAATCACGGGTCTGAAAGGTATCTTTGACGATGGAACTCTACTCGATACTTATGAGAGTATTTCCGCCGACAACATCCCAAAATGGCGTTGTAACATGATTGGAAATTCCGGGGTCAATAGGGAATTGTCCATTGACCTTATGTTGAATGCCGTTGATGTGGTTCGTATCAGAAGTGGGAGATCCGTTGAGACAATTCGTATGGGTCTCGGTCAAAGACGGAAATATGCCAATCTGCTCTTACCGGATGTCAGATTTGCACCGACGGTTCTAAAAGGCGGATATGAAACCTTAACCTTCAGTGGTGGGGATGGTAGTCTTAGCATTGTAGTTGATCCAATGACGCAACCCAATATGATTTTCTTTGAACCAAATGGAGTAATTCAGAAATATGAATTGTCGCCATTAGGATGGGGAAATCTTGACGGGTCGCAGATGCACCAGAGAGCCAATTACGACGAAT